TAATCTATTGAATCATGATCCCTTCTGTGTAATGGCAGATTTTTCTGATTACTGTGATGCTCAGGATCGTGTAAGTAGTGCATGGAAGAATTGGAAGAACTGGCAACGGATGTCTGTTCTTAATACTGCAAGGGCAGGATTCTTCTCATCTGATAGATCTATTAGGGATTACTGTACCAAGATATGGGGTATTCCGACTCCCTAAAAAGGGGGGTTTGTGCTATAAATAGGTATGGATGCCTTCGGGGTCCACAAAACACAAACTCGCTTTTAAAGGAGCTACTATCATGGGCACATTAGCCAGGTATCACGCTGCGAATCTTCCTGATTTGCTTGAGAAGATTAATAGGAACAGCATTGGATTGGATGATTATCTCAATAGGTTTTGGGATAATGATGCAACAACGAATTATCCACCTTATAACTTAGTACAGATTAATAATGTCGAATCGAGACTCGAAATCGCCCTTGCGGGGTTTAAGAAAGATGAAGTCAAAGTCTATACGGAGTTTGGAAAATTATATGTGGAAGGCATCAAAGAAAATAAGGAAGCAGATGGAGAATTTGTCCATAAAGGACTTGCCCAACGCAACTTCACTAGAGCATGGACGCTCACCGAAGATTGCGAAGTACGACAGGTCAGCTTTGAAGATGGACTCCTTGTAGTACAATTAGGAAAGATAGTTCCAGATCATCATGCTCGTAAGGACTATCTCTAAATAAAGATGAGTTCGAGATGGCAAAGAGGACCTCCTTGGTTCTCTTTTTTATTTTATAATTATGAATTACAAAGATGCAGGGGTTGACATTGAATCTGGAAAAGAATTTGTAGAGAAAATTAGAAAAAATAATTCTTCCATTGGTGGTTTCAATGGAATGATGAGAATCCCTAAGGGATATGCAAATCCTGTATTAGTTTCTGGTACAGATGGTGTAGGTACTAAGATAAACGTAGCAAGAGTTTTTAATGACTATACTACTATTGGTATAGACCTCGTTGCTATGTGTGTCAATGATGTAATTTGTTGTGGTGCTAAACCATTATACTTCTTAGATTATATCTCAACTGGTAAGATTTCTCCTATTTTGGATGATATCATGGAGGGCATCCTTAAGGGATGTGAGATAGCAGATATGGGGTTGTTAGGTGGAGAGACTGCTGAACATCCTATAGCAGGTGATAGAGGAAGTTCTCTGGATATTGACCTTGCAGGATTTTGTACAGGGGTAGTTGAAGAAAATCAAATAGTTGATGGGAGGAATATCTATCCAGGAGATATTATTATTGGTATAGAAAGTAGTGGTCTTCATAGTAATGGGTATAGTCTTATTAATGAGATGCTATGGAGACATAAAATCTTTTATAAAGAGACTCCTGAGTTGATTACTCCTACTACCATCTATGTCCCTGTAGTAAAAGAATTGCTGAAAAAAGTTCCTATTTTGGGTATGGCCCATATTACTGGTGGTGGTATTCCAGAGAATTTGCCAAGATGCTTACCTAAGGGGGGAATGAATGTTAGTGTGGATTACACTTCTTGGGAAGTACCAGAAATTTTTAAGAAGGTTCAAAATGCAGCAGAGTGTTCTGATGAAGAGATGAGGGATACTTTTAATATGGGTATAGGATTTTGTATAGTAGTTCCTTCTGAGAGGATAGGAGGTAGAATACAAGATACCATAGATATTATTAGTGGATATGGTTTAAAAGCTTGGACTATTGGACAAATTGTGGTAAAATAAGAGGAGGTAATTAGTAATTATGACTGTTAAACTGGCAATGCTAAAATCTGGTGAAGATGTTATAGCAGATATTGCAGAAATGGTTGTTGATGAAAAAGTGGTTGGATATATATTTGACCAACCCGGGGTTGTAAAACTTGTGGGAGACCCTGTTAAAGAAGGGGAGAATAGAGTACCCTATAAAATTCAAATCACTCCTTGGATGCCTTTGAGTAGAGATCAAAAGATTCCAGTGGTGGCGGATTGGGTTATAACTATTGTTGAACCTATTGACCAATTAAAAGAAATCTACGACAAAGGAACTGTAAAAAATGGAAATCAAGAATCTCAAACTACTAGTGTTGATGAACAATCAGCTGATTCTGAGTCAGATTGAAGAAGTAACATCTGAGTTGGGGGAACCCGATTGCAAATTGACAGAACCTTTTGTGGTTAGTACATCAGATAATAAGATTACTATACAAGAGGGGATGATGGTTTTATCTCCTTGGTTGTTGAATGTGACTAACCAGAATACTTTTATGCTTAGTTCTGATAAAATTTTGACTATAGTAGATCCTAATTCTAAACTTAGTAAGAAGTATGAGGAGATGTTAGATAAAGAATGAGACTCTATAGTGTTTTTGATGTTGAATCCCATTCGTCGACAAAAAATACTATTTTAAAAGAAATTGAGTCTGCTTCAGGTTATCAATGCACAACTAAAAGTTTTAGAGGAGATTATAGTTCAATAATCAGTAAGACTAATTGGGATAAAGATCCTTTAGTGAGGATGAGTTGGCCATATTTTTTAACTAAAGATGATTCTTATTCTTTTGTTAATTATTTGGAAGAAAGATATGGAGGAATGGGTACTGAATGGAAAGTACGCAAGCAATGGTTTAATCAATATGACCCACATTCTGGATCTGATCACCCATGGCATACTCATTCTCACCCCAATGGAGATCTAATGAATGGAGTAGCAAGTGTTTATTATGTGGAATTGGGGGATGAGTCTTTAGTAACTGTATTAAAAGATCCTGAAACAGGTGAGGAGGTATTTCCTAAAGTGAAAGAAGGACAAATATTGACATTTGATGCTAATATATTGCATAAGTCTCCTAGGAATTTTAGTGATACTAGGAAGACTGTTATTGCCTTTAACATTGAGTTTTTATAATGAGATTCTATACTAATGTTCAGATGGTTGGAAACAACTTTCTAGTAAGAGGGTATGAAGATGGGGAAAAGGTAATCTTTAAGGAGGAGTATTCTCCTACTTTGTTTGTTAAATCAAATAAGACTAGTAAATATAAAACTCTAGAGGGAGAGAATGTAGAGCCAATTCGTCCTGGTTCTGTAAGAGATTGTAGAGAATTCTACAAGAAGTATGATGATATTGATGGATTTGATATCTATGGTAATGAGAGGTATGTATATCAATATATCTCTGACAAATATCCAGAAGAAGAAATTAAGTTTGATATTAGTAAGATCAAACTAGTAACAATGGATATTGAGGTTCAAGCTGAACATGGATTTCCTGATCCAGATTCTTGTTCTGAAGAGATGCTTACTATCTCTTTGCAGGATTATACAACTAAACAGATTACTACCTGGGGAAGAAAACCTTATACTCCTACTCAAGATAATGTAAAGTATTACTATTTTGAGGATGAGATTGCTATGCTTAACTCATTCTTATATCATTGGTCTAAGAATCCTCCAGAGGTTATTACTGGATGGAATGTTCGCTTATATGATATTCCATATCTCTGTGGTAGGATTAGTAGAATCATGGGAGATAAGAAGATGAAACTTCTTTCACCATGGGGTTTGGTGACACATGAAGAAATATATATGACCGGGAGGAGGTTTAATGTTTATGATATTGCAGGACTGACAACTTTAGATTATTTGGAGTTATATAAGAAGTTTACTTATAAAGCACAGGAGTCTTATAGGTTGGATTATATTGCTCAGGTAGAATTGGGTCAACATAAGTTGGACCACTCTGAGTTTGATACCTTTAAAGATTTTTATAGGGGTAATTGGAAGAAGTTTGTAGACTATAACATCATTGACGTTGAACTTGTTGACCGTTTGGAAGACAAGATGAAGTTAATTGAATTAGCCTTGACTATGGCTTATACTGCTAAGGTTAATTATATTGACATAATGTTCCAAGTTAGAACTTGGGATACTATAATATACAATTATCTCAAGAAGAGAAATATTGTTATTCCTCCTAAGAATAGAACAGACAAATCTGACAAATACGCAGGTGCTTATGTTAAGGAACCGAAACCAGGAAAGTATGATTGGGTTGTTAGTTTTGACCTTAATTCTCTCTACCCTCATCTTATCATGCAGTATAATATCTCCCCGGAAACACTCAGGGAGACTAGACATCCCAGCGCGAGTGTTGAAGGGTTTTTAAATAAGGAGACTGAGATTAAGGATGAATATGCCACTTGTGCTAATGGAGCTCAGTATAGGAAGGACATCAAAGGATTTCTTCCTGAATTAATGGAGAAGATGTATGCTGAACGTGTTATATTTAAGAATCGCATGCTCGCAGCGAAGCAGGAGTATGAGAAGACACCCTCGGTTGCTCTTGAAAAAGAGATTGCCAGGTGTAACAACATCCAAATGGCAAAGAAGATTTCTCTTAATAGTGCTTATGGTGCTATCGGCAATCAGTATTTCAGGTATTATAAGTTAGCAAATGCAGAGGCAATTACTCTTTCTGGTCAAGTTTCTATTCGTTGGATTGAGAACCGCATAAATACCTATTTGAATAAGTTAATTAGTACGGAAGACGTAGACTATGTGGTGGCATCAGATACTGATTCAGTATACATCAATTTCGGACCTCTTGTGGATAAATTTTTTAGTCATAAGATTGATGATAAGG